CGCATAATGCATATCAGAAGTTCTATAAGCGGGGCGCAAGCTCCACTAATCCAGATACTTCTACTGATGTTCTCGCGTCTAATTTCACCGGCGATAATCCTAGCATTTCTAGAGCTACCAACGAAGCCTTAATTGCGCTTCTAGGAAAGGTCAAAGAAAGCTCAATAAACTTACCTGTTTTTTGCGGTGAATTCCGCGAATCTGCAGATTTGTTTGTTGATATCGTCCAGCGTTGTGTGAAGGCCTATAAAGCCTTGCGGAAAGGTCGCCTCGGCGACGCATACAGCGCAGTCCTCGGCTTTAAACCGAGGAATTACTCTGCTTGGACTGCGAAGCAGAAACGAGTGGCCAGACTATCTCGCAAAGCGGCCCGCTCTGCGAAGTTAGCTGGGGACCATTGGCTTGCATTACGTTATGGGTTAACTCCTATGGCGTTTGATTTAAGTGCAGGCGTGGATGAAATCTTCCGTTCGGATTTCTTTAGAGACGGTACTGCAATTTACACTGTCAAGACCACTAGATCCTGGAGATATGTGCAGAATGTACCCCTTAAACAGGGTAACTCTTCTCTATATCAGGATTCAAGTGGAATTGTCAGAATGAAATTGTATTACAGAGTAGTTCCAACATATGATGCTGCCAAACGCTGGGGTCTTCTGAACCCAGTTAGCGCCGCATACGAATTGGTTCCGCTCTCTTTCGTTCTCGATTGGTTTATACCAATCGGGGAATTTCTCTCCACACTCGATTCCATGGTTGGCACCGTGGTACAAGGTAAGTACAAAACGATTCAGTTGTTGAAAGTTGAGATACGCCAGAAGTGGAACTTTGGAACTTCGGTTCCTGATTCCCCTTCAACGTATCGCTCTTCCGAGTACTCACGTACTCCAACATTTTCGCTGACGCCTTCTTTTCCTTCGTGGAAACCGTCGCCAACGTTTAACCGAATCATGGATGCTCTTGCACTAGGACGGGCCTTCTCTGGCGGTGGCTTAAAAGGCATCCGCCGTTTAGCCGCTACCTAAGGCTCTCCCTGTTCACTCACCCATAACTTACCTGCCTCTTAGGGAACTCCTTTCAAACCAGGTCAATTTCGACCGCTAATGCTTTAAAAAGCGAATTGGAAACTACAAATGCCTCAAATTGTTGCATTCACCATCAAAGATGGTTCCGCAGTCCCCGCCGACGTCACTTACGGCTTGGATAACATCCAGGACGGTGACATCATGCTCGCAGACAAACGTCTGTCGACGCGTGGGTTTTGGCCCACGATTAAGTCGGTCTTGTCGTTGCCTAATAAGCAACGACCGAACTATTACCGTGTCACTCGTGAGATGACCTATCCGCTCGTTCGCACCACCAATGGTGTCGACGCGGTAGTCGCTGTTAACCGTGAGGTTCGCAGCTTGTTCATCTCCGACAAGAGCACGGCTCAGGAAATCAAGCACATGATTGCTCTTGGTCAAAACCAAGGCGCTCATGCGATGATGAAGACCCAGGCAGAGAACCTTGAAAAGTTCTTCTCCTAAGGTCGGCAGTCTTGTGCTGAAAAGTGCAGGATTGTTGTTTCTGAGTGGCGTCGTCGTTATCGTGTTGATCTATATCGGCTTCAGTGCCGCAACGATCATTCACTTGCTTAACGCAAGCGCGACAACGTAACGCTTTTAATTGGTTCTATCTTTCTGAGGTATAATGTGAGATCTTCACATAGAAAAGAGTCCAGCAAGGGCTCAGGACGGCAACGTGACCGTTCCAAAAACTCGAAAAGATTCCATAAAGGTTCTAAGATCCTTCAGCTTCCGAAGAACGCCCTTAAGGCTACTTTGGACGCCGGCATGGCGCTTTTAGAGGGTTTAAATACTCCGAAAGCTCTTGCCGTGTATCTTTTGCTGCGTAATAGGGACTACGCAGGCTTGAGTCAAATCAAGTTTAATCCCTTGGACTATCGAGAGCAAGACTGGATGGATGCACGCGACGATTATCAAGCCGTCGCGTTGTTCAAGAAAGCCAGTTTCCTCATCACTGATAAAACACGCGCTCAAAAGGCCGCTTTTGTCAAGTGGGTTGGGGCGGAAAGACTTTGTGCGAAGACCAATAGAAGACTTAGATCACTGTGGTATGGAAATGGTTCTGACGATCCCGTTCTCTTCACGAAGCTGTTAAAAGCTCGTGTTTTGATAGAGAACATGTTGGGACCGGCTCCACGCCTATGTGATTTAGACTTTCGATTTGGTCCGGGTGCTACGGCGCTCCACAAGCGGGATATAAACAAACCCAAAAAGTACAGTAAAGTTCTATGCTGTACGCCTGAGCTTGTTCCCCACGTAAGTGATATCGTCGGCTGGATGTGGCACCCTACCACATTAATAGTTGTCGATGGGAATACGCTGTCGTTCGTTCCTAAAACTATCGAGACCGACCGACCGATTGCGATCGAGCCTGATTTAAATGGCTACGTGCAACTTGGTATCGGAAACGCTTTGCGAAAGCGTTTTAAACGGTTTATCGATTTAGACGACCAGTGGAAAACGAACCGGCGAATAGCCGGCTACGCTTATTGGGATGGTTTCGCAACCATCGATCTCTCATCGGCTTCTGACACTGTTAGTGAGGCTTTGGTCAATATTCTGTTTCCAGAAGATTGGCTTAGGCTCCTCGATATGTGTCGTTGCAAGCACACACTCTATAAGGGTGCTAAAGTGCGACTGGAGAAATATTCGTCTATGGGCAACGGATTTACCTTCGAACTTGAATCCATCATCTTCTTTGCGTTGGCATTAGCCAGCGGTTCAGAAGCGGCTTTGACAACCGTTTTTGGAGATGATATCATTGTTCCGGCAGCAGTGGCCTCTAATGTCGTTACGACACTGATAGACTGCGGCTTCGAGGTAAATCAAGACAAGACCTTCCTGTCCGGGCTCTTTTATGAGTCATGCGGTTCCGATTACTTCTGTGGAAGGGACATTCGTCCCGTCTTCTGGAAGACACTTGTAAAAGTGACTGATCTTTATGGTCAGATTAACGGAATATCGCAAATTGCCGAACGAAGACTTGGCAGTTGGAATCCTAATCGCTTTCGCGATAAGGCTATGGAACGATCGCATCGAGTACTGAATAATCTCCTTAAAGATAATTGTCTGGAATTTCGAATACCAGATGGTTATGGGGACATAGGTATCAGATGTGCTTTTGACACTGCTACACCTGTAGTAAGTCACTCGTTTCATAGAGGATGGGGCGGCTTCGCCTTCAAGGCGGCGAAGTTCCAACCAGAAAAGAGGGACTATGGGCGTGATACACGTGGACTGATAGCGGCACTTGATAAAAGTGTTTGCCGTCAGGAGACGTACGCCCAGTCGCGACTCAGCCATCTAGCTGAACCAGCGAGTAGTCAGACTCGAGTACCCGTGAGGGGAAAGGGACTTTTTAAGGTTGGCACCTACCACTCGGGAGAGTGGTGTGGTCCAGGCCCCTGGCTTTAAAACCAGGGTAAAAGCCCTCTAACAAGAGGCTGGCGGGGGGTAATAACCCCACGAAAGGAAG